AGCTCTTTAAAATGAACAATAAAGTATCTTCCTTGTTTGTGTAAGATGTGGCATGATTGGAATAACTTCTGATCTTTTCTAGATGCAACGCCAATACGGGTTAGCGTTTCTCTAATCTTGAGAAAATCATCAGGTTCGTTAAGTGAGACTTCTAACATATCGTTAGGTGTCCAGTTTTTCACTTCAATGCTATTTTCGTTTTCCACCTTTATAAATCCTATTTTTCAATTCTTGTAATTGTTCATCATTTAATAACGATAATACAGATTTAGCTTTTTCATTGCTATAGCCATAATACTCTTTGATGAGTTCTAAGTTAGTAACGTCGTTCGGTTTTAGCCATTTAGACCACCGCTTCTGTTTCCTAACTATATTTGGAAGAAAACTATATTGAAGCTTTGAATCAAGAGAATGGTGGATATTCATCTCGTTTGCATAAAGCACAGTATCATTAAAGTACGATAGTGCACGATTTACGATAAAAGCATTGTAGTCTTTTTCAGCAACATCATCGACCATAATGTTTTTCTTGCCGTAGTTGATATCATTTACATAATCAAAAGGTTTTACCACTGATGTATCACTCCTGCAATAATAAAGAAACAAGTAATAAAGTTGACTAGGACTACTACACTTCGTATCAGTGCGACACGATCAGCTTCTTTGTCGGTAGCACCAACCTTTTCGCCAAGTGATTTAGCCCATAGCCGCCAGTACTTGTTACGCATTTTCTTCTCGTTTTTGATAATCGCGAACTTCTTGACAAAGTTTAGTATTAGTTTGTTTTAGTTCATCGATACGTTCTTGCAACTCTACAATTTTACCATAAGCTGTGTATAGTTGCTTGTTCATCTCGTTTACAGTTTTTTCGTAATCTTTCATCATCATTTAAAATTTACTCCTGCCATTATTTCAGTACAGCATGCAACCATGTTGAGTTCGTGATCAGCAACAAAGCTGTTCTTATATTGATAATCCGCAAGGATCAAAACCAACTGAGGTATTGATTGTGGTTCGACATATTCTGCCATATTGTCATAGACTTTTCTGAACAGTGCAGCAGGTTCTTGGTCGATATTATCAGTTACCCATTGTCGCATCTTTTTAAAGTTTTTATCCTTCATCGCACTCATAAGGTTACCAATGGAAACTTCAGATAGAGATACTAGGATGCCCGTGTCAATCTTACCAGAGACGGAGTATCGTTGCAATTCATTGAGTACTCGTCGCCAATCTGGCATGTGCTTCATGATCAATTCTGCAATCACTGCTTGATCATATTCTACGTTTTCGCCATCAAGGATTGTTCCTACACGTTTCATGAACGAGCCACATAGATCTGGCATATCCTTCTTAGCGATATTGAACTCTACAACAGAACATCGAGAATGTAGAGGTTCAATGATGCGGTTCTTGAAGTTACATGTCATGATAAATCGACAGTTGTTGCTAAACTCTTCAATGAATCCACGTAATGCAGGTTGAGTCGACTGTGGATTTAGATAGTCGGCCTCGTCTAGGATTACAACTTTGTAGCCACCCTGCAGAGATACTGTTGATGCAAAGTGTTTAATTTTGTTACGAAGAGTATCAATGTTACCCTCTTCCGATCCATTGACGAGTAGATAATCCAATCCTAGTTCGTTACACAATGCTTTAGCAACAGTAGTTTTACCAACACCTGCAGTGCCAGTAAAAAGTAAATTTGGTATCTCGCCAGTTTTTAGAATCTCTTTGAATGTTTTCTTGAGATGCTTTGGTAGTATTGCATCATCTACTGTTTTTGGTCGATACTTTTCAACCCACAAATATTCTTCCACTACACAACCTCCCAGTCGATTACAGTATTAACACGGAATGATCTCCATGCGTCTTTGTCTAGACACCATACAGCAACGTGGTCTGATTCAGGTGACACATTGTCGACAGTGGCAGTAATACCATTTTCTTCTAGGATGCTTGATTTTAAAGTAGATTCCATAACACGAATTTCTTCGGTGTCAATCTTTTTGAATGTTACGTTTACTATCCCATTTTGTAAGGCTGAGATGAGAGCCTTGAGTTCAGTAGCTTGCATAATGTATCCTTCATAATAAAAATGTGGGGGTTTTTACACCCCCGTGTTTCTTAAGCTTCGTCTTCAGGCTGTTCGCGGCCTTCAGGGTCTGCATCAGCTTCAGCTTCAGCCTCTTCAACAGGTGGCCTAGCTTGTTCAACGAATGCAGCTACGCGGGTTCGTAGAGCGCCAACGGTTTCAAGTTCAGAGCCTTCAAAGGCTCCTCGCTTTGAGCAGATGTCAATAATACTTACAATGCCGGCAATATCGCCTATAGTTAAGTTAAGTGATTCTTCTGCAGGTACTTCTACGGATGCGTCTGTTACTTCTTCAGTCATATCTTTCTCCTTATTCAAAGTAGACTAATTGATGGAAACCCGACTATCGGCATTTCCAATATTATCCTCATAGTATTATGAGAACTTGTTTGCATGTTTATTTATACACCAAAGGTTGAACTTTTCTCTAAAGCAATGTAATAAGTCACTGGTTTTGACTTGTTAATCCACTTAGAGATTAGTTTTGATGAAATTTGCACATCATAGTCGCCATCAAGTAATTTCAAATTAGAAATATTCATAATAAAACTAAATGTTTGGCCTGATTCATTTGCACCAAGAGATAGCTCAAATGTGTTAGCACTAGGATCCTTAGCATCAAATACCTTAAGTGTAACACCATCAGCATCTCCAACAAAGGCGAGATCGAGATGTCCTAGAACAGCTGCGGCCTTTTTAGCTTTTTGTAACTTCTCTGCAGTCAATTCAACATTAACTTCAGCAGATGGCATGGTGATATCTTTTTCAGGGGTTGTTAGAATAGATGGTTCGGCTGAGTAGTATTTTACTTTGGCACCAGTGCCTTTTACATCTACGGACTTATCATCAAACTCTAACGATGAATTTTCCACAAGACCAAGCACTGATAAGAACTCATTCAAATCGTATATGCCCACTGCGTGGGGAAAATCTTCTACGACCGAAGCTGTAGCAAGAATATTCTTAGCTTCGGAAATAGTCTTTAACTCTTGGCCAGGCTTTAAAACGATGTTCGGGTTAACCGAAGCAAAGTTAGAAAGAATGGATAGAGTCTCTTCACTTAATTGCATTGCATTTCTCCATTTTTAAAATATAGTATATTATATCACAATTTAACACGTTTGTACACAGTTATTTGCTATTATTTGCAATACGGTCGTGTTCATTTAATGCAAGTAAAGCATAATGCAATACCTTCATTAAGTCTTTCCGATGATCGCTAGGATCACCTTTCTTTCCGTAACGAGCATTGTACTTATCTACGTTACCTAGGAAAAAACCAAGACCATGCCCACGATCGACTATTACTTCGGAGGATTGGAATCCACCTTGACAGTAATGGCCGACATAGGTAGAGTCTATGTACTTCTTAAACTCCTCAATCAGAGGACCTTCATTAAACTTATAATCAATCATTTAGTATTACCTTATTACCTTTTGATGAATTTGCCCTAGTAGATAATAGTTGCAAATTAGAACGTGCGTTGAATCTAGGATTGTTTTTATCAGGGTCTACATGATCAACAACAGCCCAGTTTAATAAAAAATCTTTTCTATCATCAATTTTTAATTTAGACCAAGCCTCGTACCCACCAGGAAAATTTGATGGAGTCTTATGTGTAGCCCAATCAGTGAATAATTCATAGACAACTCTGTGCAATCTTTTATCTTTCGCGAATGTGGTATATCCATTAGGCGTTACTGATCCACATCTTTTCATCGTTTGCGCATCTATTACATATCCTTCTTTACCATTGACCAAATAAACCCTATCATTGGTAACATAGGGTTTAAATTCGCTTAAATCTACTTTCATTAGAATCCTACCTGTTCTGCTAATAATTCTTCGTCTGATTGATACTCTGCTTGTGTTCCATCGTCAACTTTAGTGTAGAGATCTAGGAATGCAGCTTTGGTATCGTCATCGAAGCGTGCTATACACAACTCAATTGCTTTTAGTTTATCTTCAAAGATTGAGAAGGTTTGTACAATGTGACACAAACGACGAGTTGAGATTACCTCGTCTACGCCATCATCATAGAATGTTTTGCGAATAATATCAGCCCATGTAACTAGCTTTTCAGCAAATGTGTCGTCTGACGAACCAAACTTTTCCATATGCTTAAGAACAATCTTTTTCTCAGTCTTAGCTGATGGGAACTGTTGATCAATTGCTACAGTGAATCGCTCAAGAAAAGCGTCATCAATGATAGAAGCAGCTACGAATCGACCATCCTCTGAACCTTTACCTTTTGTGTTAGCGGTTGCTATAACATTGAATCCAGGCGCTGGAGATATAGTTTCACCTGTTTTCTTAATGAGTACAGGCTTGCCTTCAAGTATACCTTGCAAGCACATAATTTTATTTGTAGCTCTATCGATTTCATCGAGCAATAGAATCGCGCCGTTCTCCATAGCTTTAAGAACTGGTCCTTTAGAGAAGACAGTCTCTCCATTGATGAGTCGGAAGCCGCCAAGTAAATCGTCTTCATCTGTCTCTGGATTAATTTGTACACGTATGAATTCCCTCTTTGCTTTTGCAGCTGCTTGCTCAACCATGAATGTTTTACCATTACCAGATAGACCAGAGATGTACACAGGGTAGAACATTTGTGATTTGATAATCTTACCAATATCACTGAATGAACCCCAAGGAACAAATGTTGGATCAATTTGAGCAATGGTTGTTTCATCGTTTACAATTGACTGCATTGATAGTTTAGCTTCTTCTTTTGAAAAAGTCTCTCGCATTGGTATAATCATTGCACTTAGATCGTAAGTACCAGTTGCTACTCGGTTCTCAGAATCTAACAGTGCACTCCAATCTGATCGCTTATATCCTAACGACTGACCAACTTCAACGATAACTTTCTTCTTGAACTTGGTAGTATCAGGATATAGCTTTGCCAACTCTTTGACAATGTTTTGTGTGGAAATATTCAATTGACTCATAATAAAAGGTTCCTGATTAATTTATGGTACTATTATAACATGCTAAGCACATATTGTACACATGTTTCTTATAATAATTTGTTATATCCTTATAACTTTTTATGCTACTGCCTTTCCAAATTTAGTTAGTAGCACTTTGTTTGTTTTCTTGCTTTGTGAGTACTTCTTGAAAGCTGTACCGATAGCTTTATCCGTAGCATTGTGATCAACCTCAAAATCATCAGCATCGGCTGAAAGATTTTTACCGCCTTTCACCATATAGTACTCATCGTAACCAAATACATTTTGAACGTTAACGCATTTGTTCTTTTTGTATTCTTTGTTGTACATCTTTCT